ACCATGATGGCTTCTTTCATCATAGATAACAGAACAAAGAACAATTTAGGACTTGCTGCTTGTGCAGAAAGAGAGTTGGGTTTAGTTGTTGTTAAAGGGGTAGGTAAAGCAGTTGAACGTCATGCTTTTAGTGAGGTTGCCAAATATGCAGCCATTGATGCTGAATCAACTTGGAATTTATACAAAGTTTACGAACCCAAAATCAAAGACTATAACTTAACAACTGTTTGGGGTTTAGAGATGGACTTGATGTTAGTCCTTGCTGATATGGAATTAGCGGGTGCTAATATTGATGAAACAGAGTTAAAAAATCTTCATACTCAACTAGAAAAAGACCTTGTTAAAGTTACTGGCGAAGCATACAAACTTGCTGGACGTGAGTTTCACATGAATTCAATTCAAGAAAAACAGCAGTTGTTGTTTACTTCTAAGTCTGAAGGTGGACGAGGAATTAGACCTAATAAAACAATTAAAATTGCGTTAACGCCAAAAGGATTAGAAGCCGTAAAAGGTGGAGAAGAAGTAGGTCCTAAACATTATTCTGTAAGTGCTGAAGCCCTTGAGTATTATCGTGAGAAAGACCCATTGGTTGCAGCAATTATGAAGTATCAAGATTTAAATAAAATTATGACTACCTATGTAACTCCATATACAGGTGGAGATGTAACTCGTACATCTGGTGGAAAATCTAAAACAACAGAACGTCAGAGTCTTTTGGTAAACGGTAAAGTACACACAAATTTTAAATCTCATGGAGCAGAGACAGGTAGATTTTCAAGTAGTGAGCCTAATTTGCAGAATATTCCTTCTCAAGGAGAATACGGAAAACTAATTCGTAATTTGTTTATTGCACCTCCTGGGTACAAGTTAGTAGTTGCTGACTACTCACAGATTGAGCCACGCATCATCGCTTCATTTTCAAAAGACCCAGCCTTCGTAGAAAATTATTTACAAGGTGGAGACATTTACACAACCATTGGTTCTCGTATGGGAGTAGATAGAAGAGCAGGTAAGGTTTTAGTTCTTGCTATGTCTTATGGAGTAGGGCCTGAAAAAATTGCCGACCAAATTGGTTGCACAGTAAAAGAAAGCCATCAATTGATGGATTTGTTTAACGATAGATTTAGAGCCGTTAATAATTACCGTGATTTCATAGTTAGAACTGCACGACAACAAAGGCCATTGCCGTTTGTATCTACTGTTTTAGGACGTAGACGATATATCCCAGAGTTATTAAATAAAGATTTAGGTCAAAAATCACGTGCAGAACGACAGGCATTTAATACTGTTATTCAAGGGTCTGCTGCTGATTTAATTAAATTGGCTATGGTTAGAGCACACTCTTGTTTTGTGACTGAACCAGAGGTAAACGTTCTTTTGACGGTTCACGATGAATTAGTAACCCTAACTCCAGACCATTTAGCAGAAGACACGGCTGAAGCAATCCGTCAATCCATGGAAGGGGTCAAACTGCCAGATATGATTGTTCCATTGATTGCAGATATAAAAACAGTTCAAAAGTGGGGTGAAGCAAAAGAATGATGTTCTTTAGAAAAAGAAAAGTTGAATTAGACCTTGAAGCATTAACAACTGAAGTTATGTTTCGTATGAGAGGGTTGTTGTTAGACTCTCAATTAGAAGATGCTTTTTCTTTAAGCGTCATTGCTGGAACAACCATGGTTAGTGATGAAGTTGCACAAAGAGAACAAGAAGAAAGCGACAGACGTTATTCTAGAGTTGCTCACTTATACCCGTTAGTTTTTGCTCATACGTACCAAATTGCTAAATCTGTGGCTGTATTGCAAAGAACTAAATTGGGAAAAATTGCAGAAGAAATGCCAGAAGAAGTTTGGGAACACATAGTTAAAACAACTCAACAGATTGCTATGGCATCTGTTTTAGGGTCCGTTTCACAGATGGTAGACTTAAATTTATTAACGGTAGGACCAAGGAGACCAAGATAATGACTAATGCAGACTGGTGGGCTAAAAAACTACAACAACCTGGTAATCAACCACGCCAAGACATTACTCCGCCAATGCCCCCGTCTCAACAACCCATGACACGGTATGAAGCACCGCAACCTCAAACAACTAATTTGAGAATAGGAAGTGCTCAACAAACACAAAGTTGTCCTGACTGTAACTCTAATAACTACATGTCAGTACAAAATGCAGCACCCCGTTGTTACGACTGTGGTTATCCAGTTAATCAATCGGGTTCTCGTTATGGAGCCTTAACTGGTGCTAAGGTTGAGGGTAACGTAAAAGGTGCATTAGGAAATGACACCGCTAGTAATTGGAATCCACAAGGCATCGTAGGAAGAATTAACGGATGATAAATGATGAAGCAAAAAAGATTGCAGCACAACTTAATAAGCGATTTGGCGAAAACGTCGTTGTGGTCGGGTCTGATATTAGGTCTGACCTTATTCCTCGCATTACCAGTGGTTCTACTACATTGGATTACGTCCTTGGAGGAGGATTTCCAGGAAACCAGTGGAACGAATTAATCGGTGAAGCATCACACGGAAAGACAGCAGTAGCACTTAAAACAATTGCTGCTAATCAAAAACTAAATCCTGAACACACAACCGTTTGGGTGGCTGCCGAACAGTGGGTTCCTGAATACGCAATAATGTGTGGAGTAGACACGTCTCGCGTTATTGTTATTGAAACAAATATTATGGAAGAAGCCTACGACGCTGTTATTGCATTTGCGGAATCTAAATCTGTAGATGCCATTGTTATTGACTCATTGCCAGCATTGTCCCCTGCTCCTGAAATGGAAAAGAACATGGACGAAATGACTGTAGGTCGTGGAGCATTGCTCACCAATAAGTTCTTTAGAGTTGTTGGTTCAGCCATCAAAAGAAGTTTGGTAGAAGATGAACGTGCTGTACTCGGCATTGTGATTAATCAATACCGTATGAAGATTGGTGTAATGCACGGAGACCCTCGTACTACTCCTGGTGGAGAAGGTAAAAACTATGCCTTCTTTACTCGTTGTGAAGTACGTAGAGACGAGTGGATTGAAATTGGTCCTAGTGGTAACAAGACTCGTATTGGTCAGGTCATTAAAGTTCGCAGTTTAAAAAACAAGACAGCACCACCACAACGTGTGGCTTACTTTGATTTTTATTTTGCCCCAGGAGGAGATTGTGCTCCAGGAGAGTATGATTTCGCCAAGGAAATTGCAGCAATGTCAGTCCTTAATGAGATAGTAGAGCGTAAGGGTGCTTGGTATTACTACGGTGAACGTAAGTGGCAAGGCACAGACGCACTTATTGCAAGCATCCGAGAAGAGATTGAACTTAAAGAAGAGTTAGCAAAGAAGGTGCTTGAACTTGGTTAATGAACCTAATTGGTACTTGTCTATGGACCAGTACTTAACAATTTTGGTAGATGTTGTAAAAGCATCTGATACTTATGTAACAGGTAAACATCTTCACGACAAAATGCACCCAGAAGATTTATCGGTAACAGTACAGTCCACTGCAGAAACAGTTGCACTGACAATTACCGCCATTGGTAAACACAAGTCACACATGCTTGAGGACCAATGAAGTCAGAAGGTCAGAAGCAATCACGCAAGCATGAGAATCGTTTAGCCAAAAAGGTTAATGGTTCTCGTACTGCTGCTTCTGGAGCCTTCTGGTCACGAAAGGGAGATGTACGTTCCGAGGACCTGCTGATTGAACATAAGTGGACTGGTAAAAAACAAGTCACTATTAAATCGGAAGTTCTAAAGAAGATTACAAAAGAAGCAATACTAGATAGCCGTATACCGATACTCGGCATCCATCTAGACGGGGAGAACTATGTTGTTCTCCTTGAAGACGATTACCTAGAAATGAGGGAGACTCTTGCAAAGGAATCGTAATAAATGGATGAACCGTCGTACTCATGGCGATATAAGGCTAGGTGTAAAGGAGAGGACACCGACACTTTTTATCCACCACGTGATAAAGAACTATATACAACCATTGCAGATAGGGCTAAAACCTTTTGTTTTGGTGAAAATGGCAAGAACCCGTGTCCAGTAAGACAGCAATGTCTGTGGGATGCTGTAGAAAGGGATGAACCACATGGAATTTGGGGTGGGCTTTCACATCGTGAACGCAATGCTCAAATTCGTAAGTGGAAAAAATCTTATAAAAAGAAGATGACTCTAAAAGAGTTCATCCTACGATTGGATACGGAATGACTGATTTAAAGAAGTTCTTAGATGCTAAGAAGAGTGACCCTCGTCTTATTGGAGACATTGAACGATATTTGATGGCTAGACCATTAGAAAAACGTTCAACAACCGTGTTACACCCTTCAGAAATGATTAAGGCTGATTGGTGTCTAAGAGCCTCTTATTTTGCACTTATGGGTGCAGAAGTAAAGAAAGAAAAACCTAACCTACGTTTACAATCTATATTTGATGAAGGACACACAATCCATGCTAAATGGCAAAACTGGTTTAAAGAAATGGGTGTTCTATACGGCATGTGGTCTGATTCCACTGGTAGTAGTTGGGCTGTATCTAAGGACGTACATAAAAGCGTGGACTACAAAGAAGTCCCATTAGTCTACGAACCCCTGATGATTGCAGGTCATGCCGATGGTTGGATTAAAGGTATTGGAGAAGATTGCTTAATTGAAATTAAGTCAATTGGTTCAGGAACTTTAAGGTTTGAAGCCCCAGAGTTATTAGCCAAAGCAGATGGAGATTTAACAAAAGCCTGGAGAAGTATTCGTCGCCCATTCAGAAGTCATTTACTGCAAGGTCAAATGTACTTAGAATTGGCAAACCGTATTTTTGGCGAAGATGCCCCAAAAGAAATTGTATTTTTATATGAACTAAAGGCTGACCAAGACTATAGGGAATTTACTATAAAGGCTGATTATGAGTTTGTAGAGCCAATATTTAATAAGGCTCAAATTGTTGTAGATGCAGTTAAAGCAAATACCCCTATTGAATGTAGCAATAACGGTGCATTAGGATGTAAACAATGTCAACAGTTTGGAGATATAAGTGCATAAGTTTGGAGAAGCATCACAGAAAGCAGTTGATGAATTGACTAAACAAGGGTTTTTTCATGCAGCAAAACAAGACGAATTTCCAGTCATGCCAAAAGAACTTACTGACCTTGATACAGAAGAACTAAGCCATTTGTTTAGTAGTTTAACTGCATGGTCTAACTACATAGCCACTCAATTATCTGCAGCACAAGTAGATGAACGATACGCAGAAAAAGCCATTGACTCTGCATCTGCACGACTTATGGTTACTCGTATGGGTCAAAAAACAACTGGGGAACGTATTACTGCAATCAAAGCCGAAGTTGCAATTGACCCTAAAATTTTAGGGTTGTCTGAAAAATTAGAGGAGTCTTACGCTTACCGTAAAATGGTTGAAGTTATGTTTTACAACTTAGAACGAGACACCGCATTGGTCTCCCGTGAGATAACTCGTCGTTCGTCTGATTTCCGTGCAATACGAAAGGATAAATTCTCGTCATGATTATTGGTTTATCAGGATATGCACAGTCAGGTAAAGATACCGTTGCAGAACGTTTAGTAACAGAACATGGGTTTGAACGCATTGCATTTGCTGACCCTATTAGAAAAATGGTTTACGCAATGAATCCAAAAATTAATGGTAATCCTTTAGATGAGTTAGTTGATGAATATGGGTGGGACATTGCTAAACAAAACCCTGAAGTTCGTCAAATGCTTCAACAACTTGGTTATTCTGCTCGTGTTTATTTAGGAGAAGATATTTGGGTTTCTACTGCACTTCGTAAAATGTCTGACAAATCTAAAAGATACGTAATTACAGATGTTAGATTTTTAAATGAAGCGGGAACAATAAAGGTTTTAAAAGGAAAAATATGGCGTGTAGAACGTCCAGAAATACAGGCTGCAAATCAACATGTTTCTGAATGGGAAATGAACGCATACAACTTTGATGA